CAAGGAACTCAAGCCCCTGTCGGATATAATGAAACCGCTACAATTTCACAGTTTAACGCTGCTGCTGTTTTTGAGTTTGTAGTAGCTCAGCAAATACCTGAGGTTAAGATTATGACATTTTTATCAGGTTTGTTTAAAATGTTTAATTTAGTAGCTTATGTAGATGACTCAAAGACTATAGTTGTGAGGCCTTTAAACGGCTCGCAAGGTGTAAACAATAGTTACTATACTTCTGCCGATATAAACGGCAACGATGCGCCTGTTAATTACGACATATCTAAGTATGTAGATGTTACTAAATCTACCGTAAACGTAGCCTTACCATATAAGGAAATTAAATACGAGTTTGAGGGCACAGGAACGTTTTTTGCTAAACAGCACGCTCAACTATTTGGTAGTGCATGGGGCTCTTTAAAGTACATAGGTGGCCAAAATAGCGAGGGCACAGGAGGTATTAACTACAACGCATCTACAGAAATATATAGTGTTAAGTTACCTTTTGAGCACATGCAATACGAAAGGCTTATAAATCAAAACGGAGGTGCAGAAATAGATGTACAATGGGGCTGGTCAGTAAACGAGAACCAGCAGGCTTATATAGGAAAGCCGTTAATATTTTATGCAAATTTAGTTAATTACTCTAACCCCTCATCTATTCAAATGCAATCATCGGCTAACACTACGCTGCAACTGGGTGCTTTTTGGACTCCATCTAACAGCTTACATTTAAACGCTACTTTAGGGCAAGAAAATATAAACTTTGGCGAAGAGCAAAACGAGTACTCGCAAAGTCAAGTTTTTGGGGATACGTTATTTGCCGGTTACCATAGCCAGTATATTGTAGATGTGTTTAATACGAGCAGAAGAATTACTAAGCTAACTGCATTTTTGCCGTTAAAAATCTTATTTAACTTTAAGCTAAACGACACTTTTACTATTAACTCACAGGGTTATATAATTAACTCAGTTACAACAAACCTACAAAACGGTAAAAGCCAAATGGAGTTATTAAATAACGTAAGCCTTTATTATGGCACTATTAACAATGTATCATTTCAGGGCTCTTTAGGGGTTTTATATTACAGGTCATCTATTGGCCCAGTAGGTAACTTATCTATTGGCGATATAATGTTTACTAATAAGGCACTAACCGCCTATCCTACAGCAGGTACGTACTTCCAAAATGGAACTAATAATGATGAAACTACGTTTTGTGATGGTACTGGATTTGTGATGGCTATGGTTATAGGCACAAACGGAGTTATAACATCTATAGCATGTGGGCAACCTTAAAATAAAGATATGATAAAAAATATAATAGAATTGCTGCAAATAGCAAACGGAGAAACTGAGAGTATAAGAATAGCGCAAGGCCTAAACGCTTTGCCTAAGGACTTTAAGGGCGCAAAAAAACTTATTAAAAATAACTTAAAATGGAAGTAAGAGAATATAGCTTAAAGCTAACCACAGAGCAAGCGCAAAAGAACATAGATGAGCTAAACGCATCGCTACAGGCCCAAGAAGATTTACTGTTTGATATTGATAAGGAGTTAAGAGACTACGAAAAGCAGTTAAGCAAAACCTCAGCTACAGATTTAGCAAAAAGGCAGCACCTGAACGATAAAATTAAGGAAACAAAAGCACGCTTAAAAGAAGAACAAAGCGGTTTAAAAGACTTAAACCAAGAGCGTAAGCTAGCTAATCGTGAAATGGATGAGGCTACAGATTCAGCAGCAGAATACGAGGGTGTACTGGGCATGATAGACTCCAAAACTGGTGGCCTTATTTCAGGATTTAAAGGAATGACAAAGTCTGTAGGCGGTGCAACTAAGGGCTTTAATTTAATGAAAGTTGCTATTATAGGAACTGGAATAGGTGCTTTACTTATTGGAATTTTAGCTGTATCAAAAGCCTTTACAAGCTCAGAAGAGGGCCAAAACAAGTTTGCTAAAATAATGGCTGTTATAGGCTCTGTTACTGGCAACCTTACTACCATGCTTTCAGACTTAGGCGAATTAATTATAGGCGTTTTTGAGAACCCTAAGCAGGCAGTAATAGATTTAAAAGATTTAATAGTAGAAAACATAACTAACAGAATAACCAGCTTAATTGATACGTTTGGTTTTTTAGGTAGTGCAATTAAAAAGGTGTTTAGTGGCGATTTTACTGGTGCTTTAGATGATGCAAAAGCAGCTGGAAGCTCTTATGTAGATAGCTTAACAGGCGTAAAAGACACTATTAATAAAGTGAGCGACTCAGTAAGTAATTTAACTAATGAGTTAGTAAAGGAGGCTAATATTGCAGCAGGTATAGCAGATGATAGAGCAAGAGCAGACAAGCTTGATAGGCAGATATTGGTAGATAGAGCCAAAGCTAACAAAGAGCGTGCAGATTTACTTAATAAAGCAGTAGATAAAGAAAAGTTTAGCTTACAGGAACGTATTGGGTTTTTAGAGGAAGCCGGTAAGTTAGAGGATGAGATAACTGCTAAAGAAATTGAGGCAGCGCAGCTTAGGTTGAACGCTAAAATAGCAGAAAATGCTTTAGCAAATTCTACCAAAGAGGATTTAGAAGAGGAAGCTACATTAAGGGCTAATTTAATTAACTTAGAAACTGCAAAGCTTACTAAAGCAAAAGAGGTAACAACCCAAATAATAGCCTTAAACACAGAGGCGGCAGCAGCAGCTAAATTAATAGCAGATGAGGAAATAGCAGCAGCACAGGCGGTACAAGATTTTAAAGACTCTTTACGTTTAAAAGATAAGGAAAATAAGTTTGCAGAAATAGAGGCTGAAAAGGAAGCAAGGTTATTGGCTTTAGAGGAACTTAAACTCTCAGAAACCGAAAAGCAGCAAATGATTTTAGATGTAGAAAACGCATTTAAAGAGCAAAAAAAATTAATAGAAGAGGAAGAGGCTACACTATTAGCAGAAGAAAAGCAGGCATTTTTAGATGCAAAATTAGGTGAAGAGGAAGCAACTTTAGAAGAGCAAAAGGCTAAGGATTTAGCAGAGTTACAAAGGCTAGGCGGAACAGAGGCTGAAAGGTTAGCTATAATAAAGTACTATAATGACCAAGAAGAGGAAGCAGAGGATATTAAAAACAAAGCCGAGCTACAAATGGCAAAACAAACCTTTTCTGCATTTGCAGGCCTACTAGGCGAAAGCTCAAAGGCAGGTAAGGCGGCAGCAGCAGCAGCGGCCCTTATAAACACCTATCAAGGTATAACAGCAGAGCTTGCAACTAAGACGGCCACTCCGTTTGGAATAGCTCTTAAAATAGCTAATATAGCCACTATAGCTAGTATAGGGTTTAAGTCTGTTAAGGATATAATGAAAACAAATCCAAAAGCTACAGGCGGTGGCGCAGTTGGTGGCAACCCAGCAGCAGGTGCAGGTGCAGCACCAGCAGCAGTTTCTATTCCTCCTGAATTTAATACAGTAGGTGCTAGCAGTACAAACCAGCTGGCAGATGCTATAGGCGGCCAATCTCAACAGCCAATACAAACCTTTGTCGTAGCTAACGATGTGAGCACAGCGCAAAGCTTAGATAGAAATATTGTTACAGGTGCTACAATAGACTAAATACAAAATCCAATAAAAAATACGTTATATAGTTATGAGAATAATAGAACTAATATTAGATGAGGAATTAGAGGAAGCAGGAATAGAAGCTATCTCAATAGTTGAGAGCCCTGCAATAGAGTCTGATTTTGTTGCATTAAAAGCAGAGGATATTAAACTCGCAGAGGTAGATAAAGAAAAAAGAATTTTATTAGGTCCTTTATTGATTCCTAATAAACCAATATACAGAAAAGGAGAAAATAGCGATGAGTACTATATTTTCTTTTCTAAAGATACAATAGTTAAAGCCTCGCAGCTGTATCTAAAAAACGGCTATCAAAATAATTCGACTCTTGAACACGCTCAAGCCTTGAAGGGTTTGACGTTAGTTGAGAGTTGGATTGTTGAAGATAAAGTACAAGACAAATCTAGAAAATACGGCCTTGATGTTCCAGTTGGAACTTGGATGGGTTCGGTAAAAGTTAATAATGATGAAATTTGGCAGGAATATGTTAAAACAAATAAAGTTAAGGGTTTCTCGATTGAGGGATATTTCGCTGATAAAATGGAAAGCCCTAAAGAAATGGTGCAAGAAGATTTATCAAAAGAGGATAAAATTTTAAATAAAATAAAAGAAATTTTAACAACTAATTAAAATGCGCAATAACAACAAAAATAAAGGCGTGTTTATACCTAGCCGTACAAGCCCTACTGGAAGCAGCAGAGCGTGTTTGTGTTGGGATTCTAACACGTATTCTATTAAGTGCTGTGATGGCTCGATGAGAGCTCAGGGCATAGGAGTTATAACAAGAACGTAAATGAAAATACAAATAATTAATTAATAACCGTTATATATATAATATGAAATCAACTGAAATGTTAAATCAAATTAAAACGCTTTTAAACATCGAGGTAAAACTTGAGGAAACAAAGCTTGAAAATGGTACTATAGTTAGTGCTGAGTCTTTTGAAAAAGGCAAAGAACTTTTCATAGTTACTGATGACGAAAAAGTCGCCATGCCAGTAGGGGAATACCTGCTTGAGGATGGCCGCTTAGTTGTAGTTTCCGAAGAGGGAATTATTGGCGATGTTAGAGAGGTAGCAGATGAAGCTCCACAAAAGGAAACAGAAGAGGGGGAAGAAATTACCTCTGATTTAGGTTACGATGAGGAGCAAAAAGAGGAGGAAAAGGAAGAAGAGAAAATGGCAGATGTAGGAGACTGGGAAGGTATGGAAAAAAGAATCCAAAATTTAGAGGACGCTATTGCTGATTTAAAAGGCGATAAGGAAAACAAAATGGAAGAGGAAGAAAAAGAAGTAGAAATGGACGAGGATGTTTCAAGACAACCAAAATCTAGAACTATTAAAGAAGAATTTTCGCAAGAAGAAATAAGCGAGCCAGCTGCAAAACCAATTAAACACAATCCGGAGGCAGTAAGCGAAACTAAAAAAGTTAAATTTGCAAAAGGCAATTTTAACACAACAGCAATGCAAAGAGTATTAAACAAATTAAACAAATAAAATTATGAGCACATTTAACTATTTATCAAATGATGTAGAACGCAACCAAGTTGCACAGTCTTATTATACAGCAACTGGAGATATTTCAGAAGCTGATTTAGGTAATGACCACAACGTAGCAGTAGATGCCTTAACAATAGGTATTCCTTTAATTACTTCCGGTAATTTAGGCTGCACAATCTTTTTTAGAAATACAGGAGCAGATGGAAACAACGTTTTGGTTGTATCTCCAAAAAACACTAATAAAATTATTGGTGGAATGACACAAGCATCAGCAGTATTTCACGCATCAGGCGTAGCAGGAAAAGATGTAATAAACACAAAAGCAACTTCTAAAAAAGGAGACTGGATAGCACTTAGAGCAGTATCGTTAACAGAATGGTACATTATAGGCGGACAAGGAATCTGGGCATCAGAATCATAATATTAATATATAAAAATAAGAAAAATGAGTAATTTAAAAAACGTACAATTAGCGACTGCAACTAATATCACGACTTCCTACAGCGGTCAATTCGCTGGGGAATACATCGCAGCTGCTTTATTATCGGCTTCGACAATCGATGACGGAGGTTTAACAGTAAAGGCAAATATTGCTTTTAAAGAGGTAATTAAAAAACTAGCTACTGGCTCTTTAGTGAGCCCTGCAAGCTGTGATTTTGTACCTAACAGTTCAGTAACACTTACTGAGCGTATAATTCAGCCCCTTGAACTACAAGTGAATCTACAATTATGCAAATATGATTTTGTAAATGACTGGGAATCGCAGCAAATGGGATTTGGTTTAGGCCAATCTTTGCCTCCTAAATTCAGCGACTTTATGATTGCACACGTTGCATCAGAGGTAGCACAGAATACAGAATTTTGTATTTGGCAAGGTGATACAGCAGCAGCTTCTAATAACTCATTTGATGGGTTTGAAAAGCTAATTGCAGCTTCGGCAGCAGCAGGAGATATTCCAGCAGGTCAACAAGTAGCAGCAGGCGTATTATCAGCAGCAAATATCATAGCTGAATTATCTAAGGTAGTGGATGCAATTCCAGCGGCCTTATATGGTAAGGAAGATTTATTTTTATATATCGGAAGCGCAGCAGCGAAATTTTACGTACAAGCTTTAGGCGGATTCGCAGCAAACGGATTAGGTGCTAATGGTGTTTCTAACATGGGAACGCAATGGTGGAATAATGGTAGTTTAACGGTAAACGGAGTTAAGATTTTTGTATCTCCGGGATTATCAGCTAACAAAATGTATGCTGCTCAACGTAGCAATCTATATTTCGGAACTGGACTTCTAAACGATACAAATTCTATCAAGGTTTTAGACATGCAGGATTTAGATGCGAGTAATAACGTAAGAATGGTAATGAGATTTACAAGTGCAGTTCAGTTTGGAATTGCATCTGATATCGTAGAATACGCATAATTAATTAACCAACTATGAGTATTAGGTGTAAAAACCTGATACTCTTATAGTTATAAAATATAAAAGATATGGCATGTGCATTAACAACAGGTAGAAAAGTACCCTGTAAATCAGCTTTTGGAGGAATAAAATCTGTGCTTTTCGCAGATTACGGAACTATTGCTAGTATTGCAGTAGATTCATCTACAAAAATAGCTACTATAACAAACGCTTCTCCAGCTCCAGTATGGTTTGAATTTGATGTAAAAGGAAACTCTAGCCTTGAAACTACTGTAACAAGCAGCAGAGAGAACGGAACGACTTTTTACACACAAACAATTAACTTGACACTAACATTCTTAGATGCAAAGACACAAGCAGAGTTACAAATACTTGCGGTTGCTAGACCTTATGCAGTAGTCGTTGATTACTATGGTAATAGCTTCTTGTGTGGATTTGAAAACGGAATGGAAGTAACAGGCGGA